AACTTCAATGAACTTTGCATACTTCAGCATAGAAGCACGTAAAGGTGCCGTAGAACAACTACATGCACGTGGTGTATTCACTAAGTTTATGAACGATATCAAAGATGATGCACAAAGTGCTCGTGACGAGATCGCTTCAATGAACGCACAAGATGTAGAAGCAGAGTAATGGCAACACGTATTGCAGACCCGAAGAACAAGAAGTTTACTTCATTGTTGGACTGGATTTTGCAATCGGTAGAGCTAGACGTTATCTTTTTCGTAAAGATGCTCCATAAGAACTATACATTTTATCAAACGAAAACAAAAGAGATTATAGTATCAGCTGATAAGTTATTCTATTTTCGAGCAAAAGACTTTGATGATTTGCTTAAGGAGTTCTCCTTACTGGAGGAGAAAGAGATAACTAAAGATCATATCGAAGTTGTGAAATCAACAGTAATCGATAACACAAAAGATCTTGGATACGATATGGTGGAGAGAGGTGGTCGAATGATCGCACAAGTCGATGAAGACTTCTTCCCCAAAAAGTTCACAAAGAGATCAGGAATAAGAGCGTTTGGAAAAGCGTTCTATATTGCCAAGAAGTCACCAAATGGTATAGCGAGTAAGTATACCTATCAAGTGTATTCATGGACTACCAGATTGTTGTTGTTTTCACATCACGATAGAGACATGTGTGAAGCATGGATTAACTTTATGTATTCGGAGGTGCAACATTTGGATGTCTAGTGGCAACCCGTTCAGAGATTATTGGTTAATAGAAGCGACACAATGTCGTGCTAGGAATTCGCGTAATGCGTTCAATGTAGACTACAATCAATGGCCAACTTTTGGAAGAGAGAAAGCTATTGTGGAACTTTTTATGAGAATAGGAAAAACAATGGATAAAGAGAAAATAGAATCAGCAATTAGACTATTGTCTAGATATGCCGGCGAAGAATGGAAATCAGCCAAAAAGAATGAGAACACCAAACAAGTGTTCTTTTGGGACGGTTACATAAATGCACTGATTGATATACAGTCTGATTTGAATGCACAATTCAAGAAAATACCAAAGGTTTAATATGAAAGTAATAGGAATAGATAAATCACTTCGGTCAATGGAAGATGCGATGATAAATTTTGAAGAACAGTCTGGGTACAAAATGGATGAGTCACAATTGGCGGTGTTTCAATACGCTTGGATTGTATCAGCAACTGCAACGATGAAGGCAATGATGAAAGAGAAGGGTGAAGATGAGGCTTAATGTTATGATATGGACAATATGGATTGCCATCATATGTGGATTAGGCGGATTAGTATTCGACCCGACAGGTGGGCTAGTAGCAGGATGGAAAGATTTTGCGGTAGGTTCTATAGTAGGTGTGCTGATATTGCACATCGGTTTAAATTTAAGGGAGTTCGATAAATGGATACAAGAGGATTAAGTGCAGTGACAGAGATCAAGAGATTTGGTCTCGACAGAAACATTGATGGCATGGTAGTTGATAGAATGGCATATGCAAAGAATATAGTTGAGGAACTACTTGAGTTGTTCGGACATGATATCCCAAAAGAAGCCAGAACGAAGCTAGATAAAGTTGTATATATAATGTTCGCCACAGCACCAATTGAGACACCGTATGAGAAGTCAGTGCCGGTACATGATCAGATTGATGCACTTGCAGACAATGCAGTGTTCTCGATGACAGAGATGCTCAAGTATGGATACGACCCAGAGAAGGTGCTACTAGAAGTAGCGAAAGAGATCAACTCAAGAGAAGGTGAGATTGTCGACGGCAAGTTTACCAAATTCACTGATGAGATTTCAGTAGCAAAATGGCATCGAGCAGATTTTCGTAATTGCAAACTGTAAGATTCGATAACAAACACCAGACACCAAGGAGGTGAAAAATGAATGATGCAATCAATCCAGAGCATTATCTCAAGTTCAAGATTACTCCAGAGCAATACGCAATGGAAAATGGATTGGATTATGATCAAGGAAATGTAGTTAAGTACGTTACAAGATTCAAGGATAAAGGTGGTGAGGAAGATCTCAATAAAGCAATCAAGTATTGTGAATTATTGAAGGAGTTCTACTATGGAAAATAGTCACTATTCAGACCTTGAGCTAGATGAAATAAAACTCATCCAGAAGAAGTACAGTATAGAACCAGAGAGATTTGTCAAGGGATTGACATTCGCAGAATTAGTGGCAGACGGTAAGGCAGCAAATGAAGCCTATCAGTCTGCTTTTTTTGTTTCCTCCGCTGAAGCGGCGAAGAACTCAAGCAATCTCAAGAGAGCTAAATGGATTCAGGAGTTGGTAAAATATCTTCTTCCAGATGCAGCAGTAGAATTTACTGAAGTACGTCGTACAATTATCAGCAAGAATATGAGGACAATCAAAAATAGTAATGAGCCTCAGGAAATATCTGCAGCAACCAATGCACTAGCTAAGTTTGTATTGGCTCCAGTAGAAAGTAATACAGACAACAAAGAGAATGCAAGTTCTGCAGCGATGATTGTATCTACTCTCGTTGACAAGATGGCTGAATTAGCTGGACAAAATAAAATGATATCACCGACTGGAGAGATCGTTGATGTGGCGGTAATGGAATGAATGGAATCATAGACTTGACACCAGACCAGAACTTTGTCACGCCAGACTACACAAAGCCATACCAGCCAGGACCAGAGTCACTGAAGTTTTTTTCATGGGTAAACTTAGCACTGGGTACAGAAGGTGCAGCCACTCCGAAGACGCATTATATGATGATGGACTTTATCTTTGAAGAGACTGAACTAGCAACTGAGGCATTGTGTCACAGAGGTTTTGCAAAGTCAACGCTAATAACAAAGTATCTACCACTGTATTTGGCATCAATAGGTAAGTTCCCGAACTTTGGCAGATGTGTGCATATACCAATATTCTCAGCATCCTACACACAAGCAACGGGACTACTTAAGGATATGCGTGCAGCATGGGCTTCATCAGATTTCCTGCAAGATACTATGAGACTGGCAGAAGATAGAAATGGTAGAGCTGTAGCGAATAAAGAGAATCATCTGTGCTTAATGAATGAAGAAGGTGAGTGGACTCACTTGAAAGCATTCTCAAGTGGTGAGCAGATTCGTGGTAGCAAAGAACCGGACGAGAAAGGTATCGGTCACAGATTTGAATTATTGTTGTTTGATGATATTCTCAAAGATGCGATACTAGAATCGGAAAAGGAACGAGAGAAATTGAAACGTTGGTTCTTCTCGTCAGTAATGCCAGCAGTGAATCCAAAACATCACAAAGAGATATTGATTGGTACACCTATGACAGATGACGAATTGTTGTCAGAGTTCAAGAGATCACCGAGAGTCAGAACTATATGTTTTCCGCAGGCAATGGAAATGCCAGTACCAGTCGATGAGATAGTATCAAGTTGGCCAGAGTGGCACACGCCAAAGGATATTGCAGCATCTTATGCAGACGCGAAAGAAGCACACGCTATCAATGATTGGTATCGTGAAAAGCAACTTGAAGTAGTCAACGAAGAGATGCGAGTATTCGCTGATGGAGACATGACTGATTACTATTATGAATCAGTGAAGAAAAGATTCCCACAGATGAACTTCTTTACCACAATAGATATGGCAGTAGCAAAAGGTTCACGTGATGGTAAGGTTGCAGTAATCACAATTGGTATTGATGAGAATTCTCATTGGTTCATAGTGAGAGCTGACAATGGATACTTCACGCCAACTGAATCAATAGACTTATTGTTTAAGCACTTCAACGAATATGCATCACTAGATATGCAGGCAGAGAAAGCAGCACTACAACAAGTGCTCGATCACTTCTTAGAAAAAGAGATGTCACGTCGTGCAATATGGTTTAACACTGGATATCTTGGAGCCAATTCAAGTGTGTCTAAAGAGAATAGAGTTATGGCGTTGCAACCGTTAGTCAAGAGGAAGATGATTCATTTTCCCCGGGACAGGTCGGTGGAAGCAATCAATGAGC